GTTAAAAAGGGCGAGAAAGCTTATCGTGGTAAAGATGGTAAACTCAGGAAGAAAAAGAGATGAGTATCACAAAAGAAGAAATTATCGCCACAATAGAGGCAGACTTAGCTGACGCTGAAACCAAGTTAAGTTCTCTTATGTCTACAGGAAGTATGAGTGAGGATGAAAGTAAGGTAGCTAATTATATAGGCAGATGTACCCTCCTCAATGATACAAAAACGTGGGTAACGGATAACCTCTAAGTAAGCTTTATATAGTAGGGGGTCCTACTATGTATAGGCTCTCACAGAAGGGCCAAGGCACCACAGGACACTTAAACGCAAGCGTCACGGTGGGAGCCCCAAAAAAGGAAAAAATATGTCAAATAATACGACAAACGAACCAGCAACTAACGAGACTCTAGATAACGTTACTGCTGACGAAGTAAGCGAATCTGGAATGATAGATGGTATATTGGATGCATTAACTGACTCACCTGAGCTCATGCTCGCCGTAGCAGTTATAGGAGCACTTGTTGCTTATATTGCATACACACAGCCAGCTGTAAAAGCGTTAATATATAAATTCGGAGGCTCTTATTTGAAGAACCACGAAGCCGAGATAGATAAATTAATCGAGGTACATTTAACGTCTGCCCAGTTGAAAGCTTATGAGAAGCTAGATGTTCTAGCACAAAAGCATGTTAAAGATGCAATGCTCAAAAACGTAATACTATCTGTATGGGACCAGAACGACGACAAATTTGTTGCCGCGGTCAAAGCAGAAACGAAGAAAGCTTTTGCTAGCGCAAAGACTCTTTGAACGAACACGAGTATGAGCAGCGGTTACGCCAGCGAGTAGGTGAAGGAGAATATGAACGTCATAAAGAACTTGTACGCTTGCTGGCTCGCAATCTTGCTCTTGAAGACATATTGTGGGAAGAAATTTCTCTACATATTCGGGATGTTAACTTACGAACAGAGCTCTTGCGCCAAAGAAATTCAATCGTTCGTGACATACATACGGAATTCAGAGCATTAAACATAGAGATACCTACTGTAGTGGAACAGCGGACGGAAGGGTTTGCTAGTTTCTTGGAGGATTTAACAGATGACGAAAGCGATAAGAAACGAGACAAAGAAACTGAAAGCGACACTGACAGGTAAGAGCGCACATGATTCAAGAGAATTAGAAGATATATTTGAAAGCTGTAGATATGATGAAGACAAAATGCTTAAATTGGTTAGAGCTTTTTGTGAAACCTATTTAATTGATAATAAACAGCGCGCTTTAAAATTAAGACCACTCCAAGAAAAGATAATAGTTAAATCATTAACTCACCGTGAAGATGGTGGTCAACGTAAATTAGCTATCTTAGCTCCACGAGGCAGTGGTAAATCTTATGCCTTAGCTGTAGCTGTGACTATCTATATGTTCTTTAAAAGATTTCGAGATTTAATATTTGTATTGGCTCCATCAGAGGACCAAGCAGCATTAATCTTTGGTTATGTTTATAGAAACTTTAAGGATAATAGATTTTTAGATAGCTTAGTAGATAATTATAAATTTCACAATAAGCCCCATATACGCATGAAGGGGGGCACAATGATGCGTAGAGCTCCATTAGCGCCTAGTAATCAAGGGCAAGCTATACGAGGACAACATCCTACTTTATGTATTGTGGACGAAAGTCCTCTAATTGATGACCATTTATTTGTAGATAACGTAGAACCAGCGATAGTTTCAAATAAGGCCCCGTTCATAAATTTAGGTACACCAAAGTCAAAAGAGAATCACATGTACCGATATCTCTACTCAGAAGCTTATGAAAGTAGTTTCACGAGATTGGTGTTTTCATGGAAAGACGCAATTAAACAAGGAGATGCTTATTCACCTCCTTATACTGAATTAGAAATGTTAGATAAGATGACGGAATGGGGGGAAGATTCTATCTACTGGAGGACAGAATACGAATGTGAGTTTGTAGAGAGTGTATCGCAGATATTCAATCCAGAAAAATTAAGGGACTGTTTTGATGAATACGAACCGTGGACCAGAGAGACTCTCGATGACGAGCGAGGAAATCTTCCTAATGAAATTTCTGTCGGTGTTGATGTTGGTAAATCTATTAACTCTACTGTTATTACCGGATGGGCAAGGGAAAAACTTACTACTGAGGACGGTGGACATGATATTGCCCGTCTTATATATGTGGAAGAAATCAATCCTAGAAGTGGTGGACACGATATTCCATACCAGCGTCAGCGTATCATTGACGTCTGTAATCGTTTGCACGCTAAGCGTCTTATCGTTGATTGTACTGGTATTGGTGGTGCGATTGAACAAGACTTAAGGGTAGAGTGTATAAATAGTAGTCCCCAGATACATTTCCTACCTTTCATTTTTACGGGTGGTCCGAGAGGGACGAAGACCCAGATATATAGAGATTACGTTTCTTATATCCAACAAAAACTAGTAAAGGTACCTAATCCAGAAAGCCAAGAACCTCATATAAAGAGATTAATTTTAAAATGGTATGCAGAACATAGAGACCTTGAATATACTATGGATGCAGCCAATAAGACCGAAAAGATAGCAGCTCCTTCCGGAAAACACGATGATTATTGTGATAGTTCGGTAATGGCGCTACATGCTACCTTATCTATGCTTCCTGCTGGTGCAGGAGTGGCCTCATCTAATAGAGGCGGAAGTAATAGCGATAGAATACGAAGAGCACCCACTAGACAACAAAATTGGAGTGGAAAGTCTGTTTTAACCACAGCTGCTCGCTCTCATCGCCTTAATAAAGGTATACGCTTTTAGCACAATCTTTATATACTCCTTTCGGTTTATATATATGTGACTAGCCATGTCAATAATTGATAGAGTGCGAAGAAGGTTCGCAAATGTGGGGGCTAATCCCCCTTTCAAAGAGAACGACCCACGAGATTTCGGAGCAGGTGTCATTAAAAGACTCAAACTTCAAAATAACGGTTACAATGTAAGAGGAAAAGGAGATTTTGAACCACATATAGGTGCTCCACGTACTTATATGAATGTTTATTTACAAGACCCTGTTGTAAGAACATTAATAGACCTTCCATGCTTTTATGCTGTAAAAGATAACTTTGATATAGTAACAGAAGATGATGATGTTCGAGATACTATCGAAGAGATGTTCAGAGATATAAATATTGAACAAACTATATATGGTTGGGTAAGAAACGCCCGTGTTTTTGGTACGGGTTATCTGGAGTGGACTGGAGACAACTTAGTTCTTCGTTCTAGCCAAAACATGTACGTTAAGAGAAACGAGCATGGACAAATAATGTATTATTATCAAGATGTCGGAGATGATAAAGAAAATATCAGATTTGAAGAAGATGAGATAATAGAACTTAAAAATAATCCCTTTGACGATTATGCATATGGTTTATCTGATATACACCCTATAATGTATCTGATAGACTTAAAAGATTATGCAGAAAGGGATATAGGAGCCGCACTTAATAAATATGCGATATCAAGATTTGATATATCTTGCGGTCTACCTGATATGCCCTATGGCCCTGATAAGATTAATGAGGTTGTAGACGCTTTTAATAATTTAGCACCCGGTGAAGATATAATTCACGGCAATGATATAGCTATTAAAGAATTAGGTGGAACACAGAGAGCATTTGAGTATGGAAAATATACTGACGATTTACTGGCTAAAATACACATGGCTTTAAAGGTTCCTTTAACTATGTGGAGCGACCCTGAAAAGGCTCGTCCCATATTTGAGCCATATGTTAATTATTTACAGTCTGCGATAGAAGGTGCATTAAATGCACAGTTGATGCCTCAATTAGAATCCGGCGAAGCTAAATTTAGATTCCGAGCCGTTAATATAGATGATGCATTTACTAAAGCTAAGACAGACATGATATATTTATCTGAAGGCGTACTCTCACCCGGCGAAGTTAGAGAAGAACGTGGTCTTGACCCTGAAGGAGTTGTAGAATTAGATATGGAAACTTCTGAAGATGTTAAAGCATCACCACTCGAAGGTGGACCCGGTAAAAAGGAGAGCAGTAAGAACGCTAACATATCTGGAGGAAAAGATACAGATAAAAAAGAAGAGAGTGCGAGAGCACCAAATAGGGGAAACAAACCCTCCGCTAACGCGACAGGAGATAGAAAATGACGTACGAAAAATGTAAGACAACCGTAAGTGCAACACTAAAAAAGCGTGGTTTTGATAACCACAGCAATATGGCAGCTAGCATGTGTTCCATGTGGGCTGAGGAGAATGGTGTCGAGCGGGAATTTGCAGGAGAAACCGACAGAGTTGCTACTCAACGTACATTCGCTATTTCCCTTGAGGGAAATTCCGACATGACATTTAATAGCGATGAGGGGGTTGATTCTGTAACTTTCCCTGTGATAGCTATTACTTCTGGTCTCCATAAGTATATGGAAGACGAGATAAACAAAAAGGTTTATATAGAACCGACCATCTTAAAAGATAGTATAGAGAAGTTCTCAGAGCTTCCTATATATATTAATCATCAACGAACGCCTGAGGATTTAATCGGCATGGCTACTGACCCTGAGGTAATAGAATTGAAAGATGGAAAATATGGAATGCAAATGAAAGCTACTGTTAGTAACAAGACAGGACACGGACAAGAAGTGATGAATAAGGTCAAGGACGGGGATATGACTCACGTTAGTATTGATTGGTTCTCCAATGATATTGACGTTATGGGTGACACATACGCCACCAAGTTACGTCCCACAGAGGTAAGTTTCATTGACAATGAAAAAATGGACCCCGTCTGTAAGGAATGTACGATAGGAAAGGAATGTAGTTTACATGAGGCTAGTGACGACCACGACTGTGGTTGTGGTGGCACTGAAGGTTCATGTGAATGTGAAGACGGGAAGACAGAGGTCAAAACTATGACAGAAGAAAAAGTAGAAACCAATGTGAAATCCGATGCAGAGAACATTGTTGAACGCGAATTCGCTTCACTACGTGCTCAGCTGGAAGAGTTGAATGCTTCTAAAACGGAAGTCGAATCCCAGTATGCTGATGCTTTAAAACAAATTGAAGCATTTAAGCTCGCTGAGGAAGAGAGAGCCGCAAAGGAAGCTGAAGCAAGAAAGCTAGAGACTATTGAAACGATTATATCCAAGGAAGTTCTTTTCGGCACAGTCGAAGAGGAAAAGAAGGATGCACGCGTTGAGGAACTATCTGCTTGGGATGAACCAAGGCTGACTGGATTCAGCGACGCATTAAATGCAATGCCTGTCCCAGAAGTAGACACAGAGAGACAATTCGGAAAAGGAAAATCCAATGACGGAGAAGCTCCAGCTGCTGAAGAGACAGAAAGGCAATTTAGTGTAGAATTAATAAAAGATGGGCAAGTAAGGCTCAACAAAGAATTACTAAGAGGTAATTAAATATGGCAACAGAAATATTAGTAAATGACGGTGGTGCACCAGCAAGAATTTTACCATTCACAGCTGGCAGCACAATTACCGCAGGATACCCTGTTCAGATGGGAGCCGATGCAGAAATAGATACTTTCGCAGCAGCAAACTCAAAACCACTAGGTTTTGCTCTGACCACGGTAACCAGTGGAAATATAGCAAGTATCATAACAGGTCACGGTATTATAATCAATGCGTACTGTTCTGGAACGATTGGACGAGGAGACGGTGTAGCTACATTAGCTGACGGTAACCTAGGACAAGCTTCCTCAGCAGCAAACGCAATCGGTTATTATATTGACCCAAGTGGTGCGCACTCAGGTGCAGCTACATTACAACGTATACTGTATCAGGGGCTATAAGGAGAACATAAAACATGGCAGCATTAAACTCAAATTTAGCACCCGGTGTACTGACGACCCTAAATACAGGAGCGGCAGATGGCGGCGTGGGCGAACGTGTACTTATTGACTATAAAGATGCAATTCAGGACTACAAAGTTGTAGACCTACCTGCATTGTCAATGTTCTGCGACCCTATGACTACAGACACCGGCGGTGATATTGATATCACCTTCGCAAAACCCTCAATGGGTATGGAAGAAATCAACGAAGGAAACACTCCTAAGTACCAACACACCAACTTACGCTCCGAGAGAGTGTCCGTTGATGAGTGGGGACTTGCAGTAGGTGTAACCCGAAGAATGATAGAAGACTCAAGATTCAACGAAGTAGAAATGGCTTTGAACGAAGCACGAAGAGCAGTTGATAGACACGTTACAAAGAACGTTGTTTATGGATTACTCGGTGTCGGAGATTCAACATTAAAAACCGGTGTATCTGGTGGAACCTCAATCGTAGCAGCAACTACGGAAGCAGTTATTACAACTTTCGCAGATGCTCAGTATGGTGGTTTCCTCGGAAGCGGCGGAACTGTTAACTCCGGACGTATCTACTCCTATGGTAACACATCTGACGCAGTATTGACTGGAAGTCACTACGTTGAAGATACCGGTGCCGCAGGAGAAGTTACATTGAGTAAAATAACGGATTCGATGGAATTTATTGGAGGTCACGGGTACAACCCAACAGCTCTTTTAATTTCCCCCGGTCACTACAAGACCATCCTTAACATGGCAGACTTCACAACCGCGGTAGCAAACAGCGGCAGATACGTTCTTGATACACCCGTAGAGAGAACCTCAATCACAGGTCTAATTGGAAGCATATATGGATTGCGTGTATACGTCAATGCATGGTGTCCTCCAGATAGATACTTTGTATGGGATGAATCTGTGAAGCCTATGGCTTATGTTGAGAGAAGGCCATTGACTGTAGAAGAGGCAAACCCCGGTTTCGGAATTGTCGGTTCTTACATGTCGATGAGATACGGATTGAAGGTTGTAAACCCAGCGTCCGGTGTAGTTATCTATAACTCAGGTTAGATAGGTAATTATTAAGGGCGAACAGGAGGGGGCGCCCTAAGCTCCCCTCCACTTAAGTTTATTTTAAAACGGGTCCCCACCTATGCCAGCAAATATATTATCAAGTAAGACCAATTATGGTGCTAACAAAAATTACGTAGAGTCACGTGTCGGTACCGCTTCACAAGGTACTCAAGGAAGTGGGGGAAGCACGGGTGCACAGGGGTCTGTTGGTACTCAAGGGTCTACAGGAGCTACGTCTTCTCAAGGTTCTCAGGGAACTCAAGGTAGTCAAGGAAGCACAGGAACTCAAGGTACTCAGGGAACACAAGGAACTACTGGTACTCAAGGGAATACAGGAACTCAGGGAACTACTGGCACTCAAGGTACAACTGGAACTCAAGGCACAACAGGTACGCAAGGAACTACGGGTACTCAAGGAACGCAAGGAACACAAGGTCCTCAAGGAGCAACTGGAACTCAAGGAACTACAGGTACGCAAGGAACACAAGGAACCCAAGGAACTCAGGGAAAACAGGGACTTTTTGGTGGTAACAGTATAGAATTTAATTACAGTAGTTTCGATATTACTGCTGGTTCTCCGGGCCAAACTAATTATGGATTTAATATAACACTACCCGGTGGTGGTGGTGTACCCAATTATGGCTTAATCTCTAAGGTAGGAATTTCAGACTATGATATTAATACTGATGATGTAAGTGCTTGGAACGATTCATTAGATGATGGTGATAGCACAACTAGAGGACATTTAAGAATATTTAAAACAGATGATTCTACTACATGGGTTACATTTAATATTACAGGAGCTAATGTAGCTGGAGGTACTGGCGTTACAGCATATGAAGAAGTACAAGTACAATATGTTGATAGTAATAGTTATTTTACTAATGGTGATGATTGTGTAATTACGTTTGTTCAGTCTGGAGATAAAGGAACTCAAGGAACTACAGGTACTCAAGGAACTACAGGTACACAAGGAACTACAGGTACTCAAGGTACTGATGGAACTCAAGGAACTACAGGTACTCAAGGAACTACAGGTACTCAAGGAACTACAGGTACACAGGGAGCTACAGGTACACAAGGAACTACAGGTACGCAAGGTACACAAGGTGCTACTGGCCCACAAGGGGCTACAGGCACTCAAGGAGCTACTGGAGCGCAAGGAACTCAAGGTACACAAGGTGCTACTGGACCTCAAGGCGCAACTGGAACTCAAGGAACTCAAGGAGCTGATGGACCACAAGGAACTACAGGTACACAGGGAACGACAGGCACACAAGGAACTACAGGTACGCAAGGAACTACTGGTACGCAAGGCGCAACTGGAACTCAAGGAACTCAAGGCACACAAGGTGCTACTGGACCTCAAGGCGCAACTGGAACTCAAGGAACTCAAGGAGCTGATGGACCACAAGGTGCTCAAGGTATTCAAGGAATAACAGGACCTCAAGGAACTGACGGAACTCAAGGAACACAAGGAACTCAGGGAACTTTAGGTACTCAAGGAACTACAGGAGCTCAAGGAACTACAGGAACTCAGGGAACTCAAGGAACTATAGGAACACAAGGAACTCAAGGAGTTCAAGGAACTGATGGAATAAGAGGAGGTACAAGATATGATTTCTCTACTACTACTACCGAGGCAGACCCCGGAGCAGGAATCTTTAGATTTAATCATGGTACTTTTGCTTCAGTTACAGAATTATATATAGACGACAATGATGCTGACGGTACTACACAAACCGATTGGTATGCAACATGGGACGATTCTTCTAGTACCATTAAAGGTACTATTATTATACAATCAGCGGATGGAAGTGATGCTTCCTATGCTTCAATGCAAGTAACCGCTATATCAGATGAAACAGGTTATTATAAAATAACAGTTACTCCTGTAGAAGGTTCAGGAAACCCACCCTTTAGTAATGCTGAAGAGTGTGTTTTAGAATTTAATAGGACAGGAGATAAAGGTACTCAAGGTACAACAGGAACTCAAGGAACTCAAGGAATTCAGGGAATTCAAGGAACTACAGGAACTCAAGGCACTACAGGAACTCAAGGTACTCAAGGCACTCAAGGTATTCAGGGAGTAACGGGAGCTCAGGGCGCTACTGGAACACAGGGAACAACGGGGACCCAAGGAACTACAGGAACGCAAGGAGCTACCGGTGCTCAAGGAACTACTGGTACTCAAGGAACACAAGGAACTCAAGGAATTCAAGGAGCTACAGGAACACAAGGAGCTACCGGTGCTCAAGGAACTACAGGAACTCAAGGTACTACTGGTACTCAGGGCGCTATTGGAACACAAGGCACAACGGGGACTCAAGGTGCAACAGGAGCGCAAGGTGCTACTGGAACTCAAGGAACTACTGGTGCTCAAGGTATACAAGGAACTCAGGGAATTCAAGGAACTACAGGAACTCAAGGAACTACTGGTACTCAGGGAACTACAGGTACTCAAGGTACTGATGGAACTCAAGGAACTACAGGTACTCAAGGTACTGATGGAACTCAAGGAACTACTGGTACTCAAGGAGCTACTGGAGCGCAAGGAACACAAGGAACGCAAGGAACTACAGGAACGCAGGGAACTACGGGAACGCAGGGAACTACGGGAACTCAAGGAACCACTGGTACACAAGGAGCTACTGGAGCACAAGGAACTACTGGTGCTCAAGGAACTACAGGTACGCAAGGAACACAAGGAACACAAGGTGGAATAGGTTCGCAAGGTACTGCTGGTACTGTAACTGGTGGTTCTCAAGGTTCGCAAGGTATTACAGGAACAGGATTTAGAGGGGGAACTGAATATGAATTTAGTACTACTACAACAGATTCGGACCCCGGTGCTGGTAAGTTTAGACTTGACCATGCTACCTTTACTTCTGTAACTCAAGTATTTATTGATGATACTGATGCTAACGCTACTGATATGCAAGCCTTTATGCGAACTTGGGATGATAGCTCTAGTACTATAGAAGGACATCTAATTTTCCAATCCAAAGATATATCAGCTGGTAATTATTGTGTTATGCAGATTACTGGTATCACTGAAGCTTCAGGATACTTTAAGATTGATGTAACACCTCTCAGCACTTCTGGAAATCCACCATTTGCTAATGAAGAAGATTGTGTTTATCAGTATACAAGAAGTGGGGACAAAGGAACTCAAGGAACTCAAGGTGCAACGGGGACTCAAGGAACACAAGGCACTCAAGGAACTCAAGGTACACAAGGAACTACAGGAACACAAGGAACTACAGGAACACAAGGAACGACTGGAACTCAGGGAACAACTGGAACTCAAGGAACAGACGGAACTCAAGGAACTACAGGAACACAAGGAACTACAGGAACACAAGGAACAACTGGAACACAAGGAACAACTGGAACTCAAGGTACACAAGGAATTCAGGGAATTCAAGGAACTATTGGAACACAAGGAAATACAGGAACACAAGGAACAACTGGAACACAAGGAACTACAGGTACTCAAGGTGCAACAGGAACTCAAGGAACGCAAGGAATTCAAGGAACTACTGGAACTCAGGGAACAACTGGAACTCAGGGAACAACTGGAACTCAAGGAACAGACGGAACTCAAGGAACAACAGGGACGCAGGGAGCAACTGGAACACAAGGAGCTGTGGGAACACAAGGTACTGCTGGTACTACTTCTTCACAGGGTACAACAGGAACTCAAGGAACACAAGGAACGCAAGGAATTCAAGGAACGACTGGAACTCAAGGAAATACAGGAACGCAGGGAACTACGGGAACGCAGGGAACTACGGGAAGTCAGGGAACTACAGGAACTCAAGGTGCAACAGGAGCTACAGGTTATCGTGGAGGAACACCATATACTTTTGACACAAGTACAAGTGACTCCGACCCCGGTTCAGGAGATATTAGGTTTAATCATGGCACTTTCAGTAGTGTTGATGAAATGTATATAGATGATACTGATGAAGATGGAAACGACCAACAGGCATGGTTTAGAACATGGGATGACAGTACATCAACCGTATTAGGAACAGTTATAATTCAATCAGCTGATGGTTCAGATACTTCATATGCTTCTTTACAAATAACAGATACAGAAGAGAAGAGTGGTTATTTCAAATTTGATGTATCACCAGTTGTGGGGTCAGGTAATCCACCATTCAGTAATGGTGAAAGAATTACTTTATCTTTTAGTAGAACTGGTGATAAAGGTTCACAAGGAGCACAGGGTACAACAGGTAATACAGGTAGTCAGGGAACTACGGGAACACAAGGAACCACAGGAACACAAGGTACAACTGGAACACAAGGAACTACAGGAACACAGGGAGCTACAGGAACTCAAGGAAGTCAAGGAACTGACGGTGATACTGGAAGTCAAGGAACAACTGGAACCCAAGGAACGACTGGAACTACAGGAACTCAAGGAACTACAGGAACTCAGGGTACTATAGGAACACAAGGAAATTCTGGCCCTCAAGGAGCGACTGGAACACAAGGAGCGACTGGAACACAAGGAGCGACTGGAACACAAGGAACTACAGGAACGCAGGGAACTACTGGAAGTCAAGGAACTACAGGAACACAAGGAACAACAGGTACTCAAGGAACTGATGGTTCAACTGGAAGTCAAGGAACTCAGGGTGTAAGAGGAGAACTTGGTGGTGTTGGTGCTCAAGGTGCACAAGGTATTGCTGGTACAACTTCTGCTCAAGGTACTCAGGGTATTAAAGGTATAGACGGAAGTAATGGAAGTCAAGGTACTACGGGTGCTACAGGTACTCAAGGTACAACAGGAACTCAAGGAACTAATGGTTCAACTGGAAGTCAAGGTACTACAGGAACGACAGGAACACAAGGAACAACTGGTACAGGTTCTCAAGGTACTACAGGAACTACAGGTACTCAAGGTACTACAGGAACTCAAGGAACTAATGGTTCAACTGGAAGCCAAGGTTCTCAAGGAACAACAGGTACAGGTGTAAGAGGAGGAACTAATTACGAGTTCGATACTGGTACAGCAGATGCTGACCCCGGTGCTGGTAAATTAAGATTCGATAGTAATTCAATGTTAGCAGTAACTGAAATGTATATTGATGACGAAGACCAAAATGGTGTAGATTTACAACAATGGTTTGAAACATGGGACGACAGTACATCAACTGTTGAAGGACATTTAGTATTCCAAGAAAAGGAACATGACAATGGAGAATATTTAGTAGCTGAAGTAGATAGTGTTACAGCAGCTACAGGTTATTATAAGATAGGTATAGACCCTATATCTTTCTCAGGAAATCCACCATGGGCTGATGGTACAGATATTGTTTTCCAATTTACAAGAAGTGGTGATGTTGGAGCAGGTACACAGGGTTCACAAGGAACTACGGGTGCAGGAACACAAGGAACAACTGGTAGTCAGGGAATTACTGGAGACCCCGGAACACCCGGCGCTCAAGGAACTCAAGGTATAAGAGGTACTTCTGGTAATACAGGTTCTCAAGGTGCTACTGGTTCTTCAGGAGGAACTGGTTCTCAAGGTTCAACTGGAACTCAGGGAACAACGGGAGCAGGAACACAAGGAACAACAGGTGCTCAAGGAGCAACTGGAACTCAAGGTGCTGGAGGTTCTGCTGGGTCACAGGGTTCACAAGGAACTACTGGAGCAACTGGTGGTGGAGGAGGAGGAACTTCTATTTCACACGCTGGTACTGGTGGTTCAGCAATTACGGCACCAGCCCCAGCTACATGGTTCCCAAGTGGAGCACCCTTTGAAGTATTCGATATGGCTAGTGCGGGAATGGTACCAGATGGGTATCTATATGCAACAGTGAGCGGCACAGTATATTACTGGCCTTCGTGGATAGCACTCTAACGATAACTTTATATACTCATACAGACTAAAGATTTAATATACGCCGTCCGGCAACGGCGAGGTTGATAAAACATATGGCAAATTACGCAGTAAATGATTTCACAGAGAGTGCAGACACTATATCCGCAGCATTAGCTTTATTAGAAACACAGATAGAAACGATAGACGATGCAAAAACTATACGTATGATGAGTATTCATAAAGTAGGCAATAAATACGCATATGCCTTAGTGGTAGACGCATAAAGATATTAGATGCCTTCTGATAGAGATGAATTGTTAATTCGTATGGACGAAAGGATAAAGACTATCTATAACAAGATGGATGACTTTGAACTTATGTTTACTAACCACCTTTCTCATCATGAGAAGTGGGAAGACCAAATGAATAACCAACTTCGTTGGGGACTAGGTATTATTACTACCCTGATGGGAGGCGTAATAGCAGCACTGAGGTATGTATAAATGGAAACCTTTACTTGGACCGCACAATTTCGTAATCGAGTAAGATTACTAGCCGGTATAGAAGAACAAGAACTCGATAACGATACATTAGACATTTTAGCCAATTTATCAGCTGAGTGGTTCCAAGAGAATACAGGTACTACGTTTACTTTAAATGATAACAATACTTATGATAGTTCTGTCATTTATTATACATGTTATCTCTCCTGTTTAGCCGCAAATGGAGTTGGAATAGATAGAATAGCTATTGGAGACTTACAGGTTTACTATGATACTAGTGAATATGAAGTATGGGCTACGTTGGCACAACAGATGTTAGTAATGAAACTTGGATTGAGTATCAGCCGAACATCTTATAATGCGGCTCCATATCTCGGTAGAGTTAACTGGAACGAGAATATTACTGGAGTTAATGCCACCAAGACCATGTATCCTCCTGTGAGGGGGGTACATTTTGAGTCTTAGTAATCAAGGTATAAGACCCGGCTCTATTAATATGGGGCGTATTCTTAGGAATATGCGCTATCATACCAATCAGAGTAGGAAAGTTGTATTCTATAGACCTCCTCAATTTACTACAGATGGCTACGGTGTTGAAACTACAACTATAGCAACCAGTGGAGCAGAGATGGTTATACCAGAATTACCAGCTCTAATACGCCCTAGCATAACTGCGGATTATACATTACAAAGGTCAGGGCATAATATAGTTGGTGCAGCTAGAGTCTATACACCCAATTTAGCTACTATCAAAGGATTCGATAATTTTAACCAGAGTAATGACCCTCAATTTAACGAGATAGAGGGATGGGATAGACTTATAGATGTAAATCGCTATATCTATACAGTTCCTACTAATGTTACTGGTGGATGGGCATCTGGCACTGCTGATGTTACATTTGAATCCGATGGGCAAACTGTTACAGCTACATTAGGCACGGACTATGATGGTGGCTTTTATTTTACTACGGGAGCTACTAATACCTTAGAAGCAGATAGATTACGCTTTCAAATAAAGGCTAGTGGAGCAAGCAATATAGAGCTTAGTAACTTTAAGAGCTTTAATGGAGCAACGCAAGATACTGACTATGCTATTACTTATACTCCTGCCTCATTGAGCATACCTACTGGTAGTTGGTTAACTGTGGATATGCCTTTTGTTACAGGTAGTGTAACGAGCGGTTCTTCAATATATTTAGATGGAACACGTTATGCAGTAACTATAACCTCTGGGTCTAGTTTTAATTATGAAGCAGATTTCCGTGATTTTGAATTTGGGATTTCCGGAGCAGCTTCAGGTAATAAAGTCTATGTGAGGGATATAAGATATTATAAATCTATACGTTGGATGGTTCAGGCTGTCCGAGACTATAACGACGACTATGTTATTTATGAGTGTGTACGTATCAAAGGCAAATCTGATAAGAATAGGAGGGCACGATAATGGCAGAGCCCGACCACTTGAATGTTGTTGAACGAAAAATCATAGATAATCTCCGAACGGGAACATATACATCGGGAAGTGTAGGAAGCACTGCTACTGCTTGGGATAGTGGGGATGTAACGGTTTTTGGTCAATTTCCAGAAACAGAAGATGCTTTATATCCTTGTATTATATCAGAAATGACAGCTAATGGTATAGAACAACAGTTCACTGGTCAAACTATGAATACAGGAGAGATAGGAGAATTATATGGTGTTTCTTTTAAATTTCATATTGTTGTTGATAGAGATTCTACTATTA